GGCGGCCGCAAAACGAGCTGGAAGCGTGGCCGAGTGGTTTAAGGCAACGGTCTTGAAAACCGTCGATGGGCAACTATCCTAGAGTTCGAATCTCTACGCTTCCGCCATACAAGTGCTTGATTTCATTGATGTTCGCAGCCGCTTGACCCTCAAATGGGAGCGTTTTGGGAACACTTTGGGAATGATAGGCAGAAGAAAGGGGCCCTTGCGGCCCCTTTTTTTGCGTTCAGCTCAACCTGAGCGCCTGGTTTAACAACCCCACCACATCTGGGCCGTCCTCGCTGATCCACTTCGCATAGTGCTTGAAGATCATCGCTGTCGACGTGTGCCCCATCTGATCTGCGATCCACTCCGGCGTGGCGATGCCGCTGCTCAGCATCTGGCTGGCAAAGGTGTGCCGACAGGTGTTTGGCCCACGCTGTCGTACTCCAGACTTTTCCAGGTGCGTTATCCACCAGCCATGTCGCAGAACATCGGAAGAGCGATAGGGCTCACCAGTGGCAGTGTTGTGGAAGACAAAGCGCACGCGCTGCTCCCGTACCGTCCGATTGTCGCGATCGACGACCTCGATCAGTTCCGGCGCAAGGTGCTGGGTAAGCCTGGCCTGCGCCTGCAGAGCGCGGAGCGCTGGAGCAAGCAGTTTCACCTTGCGTGTAGAGCGTCGGGTCTTGGTCACTTTGTACTGGCCGGCCACCCGGGCGCGGCGAATCTCCACGGTACCGGCCACCAGGTCGACGTCCTCCCAGGCGAGAGCCATCGCTTCGCTGACGCGCGGTCCAGTCCAGATCATGAATTCAGTAAGGTTGATTTCCTGTTCCCGGTCTGTCTGCTGGCCAAGGATCGCCGTGATTTCTTCCCTAGTGAACGGGTCTGGGTCATCTGCATCGGGCAGCGAGATTGTGATCCCGTCCGTCGGGTCGAAGGCAAAGCGGTTCCTGGTGCGGTACAGCTGGAAGATCTGCCGCAGGTGGCTAACGATCTCGCGCACGGTCTTGTTGTGTAGCTTGGGCATCAGGACCGTTTGCACCCAATGCTGAATGTCCAGGTGGTCGATCCGATCTGCCTGCTGGTCGCCCCAACGCGGGCGTATGTGCTTCTCGGTACGGCTGCGGTACATGGCGAATCCGCTGGCCGCCATCTGGTTGCCCTTTATTTCCAGCCACAAGTCAATGTAGTGGCCAAGGGTGTTGGTCTTGACCCGGGGGGAGTCAGGGAAGTGGCGGGCATAGTTGAAGGTACCGGCCTCAATCTCGTAATTGATGATGCCGGCCAGGCGCTCGGCGTTAGCCAAGTTTGCGGGGGAGGCGTCGCCGGGGATGGTTTCCCGGCACAACTCACCCTGGTAACGGAAATATACGCGGACGTGGTTGCCGCGTACTTCGACTCCAGCTGCCATTAATTTCTACTCGAAAACGAAGATACGTCCCAGTGTATGGGCCGTGCTGAGGTGAAAGCCTATTTCCAGGCCTAGAAGTTCTGTGCGTCAGTTCTTGCCGTGCAAGGGCGAAGTACTCACCTGGCGCACTAGGAAAATCTCAAGGTCCTGCAACTGGCCATCGTCGTCGCAGGTGCCCCACTCCAGGACGGCCTGCACCTGAGCCCGAGAACAGTTCATCACCAGGATCCCGCGCTCGCCTCGGGCGACACGCACTTCCAGGATCTCAAGCAGGCCTGCGGTGGCGTAGGCGTCGGCAAAGACGTAGGGGGTGCCGTCCGTGGACGGTTTCAGCTGGGCGGTGACGACCCCCATGAGGTCCGGAGCCTCAGCCTCCCAATCGCTATTTATAACGTGGATTTCCATGGTGGTTACTCGCTTTCCGCACGGGCCTGAATGTCTGTAGTGATGATGTGGACAACCTCTTCGTGGCTGTCGGTGGATTGGTTCATCCGGCTTTAGCGGCCTTGAATGTCCAGCACTTCACAGTGGTCGGCCGCAGGTTCGCTGCTGTTGTTCGACTGTTAAATGCCGCTCGTACAGCGCTGTCCACGGCGTGGTTGTTGCTTACAAAGGGGCGTGATTTGCTATTGCGCAGCAGGGTGCGCAGGGTGGTCGCGTCAGCCAGCTTTTGTTTGTGCTCGGCTGCGCGCTCGCAGAACTCGTTGAGGTGGACGGCGATCAGCTCGGCGTTCTTGCTGTGGTCCACCACCGGGTCTTCGCTCAGCGATTGCAGGTAGTCGAACACTTCCCAGAACTCGGCCACTTCTTTCGGGTCGGCGTTCACCGCGTGCTGACGGCCCACGGCCATGGCCCGCAGCTCGCGCAGTGTGCTTTCGTGTTGGCGATCGCTCATTGGCACTACGACACGCAGCGCGTCGACCAGGGCCATCATCTGGGCGTGGTTCTTGATGATCCGCTCGATGCGGATCTCGCGTTGCTCTCGCAGGGCCTGTTCATGCACCTTCACCTGGGCGCGGAAGGTTTCCATGACCTTGTGTTCCGCCTTGGCGGCCATCAGCAGGAAATGGCTCACTTCGCTGGCCTGCAGGTGGTTCAGGTTGTCTGCGGCCGATCGGCTTTCGCTGGTTACGTCCGGTCGCACGAAGTGCAACTTCACGATTCGCGTGAGGATTGCCTCGGACGCGACTACCGGTGCGTTCTGGCTGAAAACCAGAGTGGCGCGGAAGGGCGGAGCATTGGTGTCGTTGCCCCCGTTCTTGACGCCAGTAAGGCCAAGGCCGCGACCGTTGAACAGCGGCTTGAACTGGTCGAAATCAAACGACTTGGCTGCACCAGTTTCAGCATCGCTGCGATCCGCTTCCAGCATCACCACTGGCATCCCCGAGGTTTGGCTCAGCCAGCGCCGCAAGCCGGCCTTAGTCATCTTGATTGGGTCATCGCCTTCTTCGTCCTGCCTGCCGAGCAGCTTCCACAGGAACATCAGCAGCGTGGACTTGCCGGCGCCGGCCTCGCCGGTCACCTCCAGAAACGGGAAAGACTGGAACTCGGCACGGATCTGCTCGGCGAACAGCGAGCCAAACCAGAAGGCGAGAGCGATGGTTCCTTGGGTGTTGAAGCAGGTCCACAGCCAGTTGAACCAGTTCGGGCGGTAGCTTGTGGCGTCTTGGCTGATCTCCAGGCGGATCGACTTCTGCAGCGTTTTGAGGCGCAGCCCTTTGAATTCGAAGTAGTCCTCGGCGTTGGCCTTCTCCAGCACGCCACCGCGCACGGCCAAGTCGCCAAACACGTAGCAGCTGTGTTCCTTGCTGTACCCGACGTAATCGATGGTCTTGACGGTTTTCAGGCCGAATAGCTGATGCTGCATGATGCGATCGAGCTGGGAGCCGGTACCGGTGAACACGGCACCGGCCGCCATGCCCAGCAGGCGCTTTTTAAACTCACTCGCCGCTGCTACCTGGCCACCGGTGAAGGTGTTCAGCACGCTCGGTTCATCGTGCGGGAAGTCGACGCGGAAGTAGTACCAGGACTCGTCCGTTACTTCGTTGCGTTGGAAGTACAGGGCCTGCGGGAAGCAGTTGGCGATCTCGATCACGGCACCGCATTGACGCAGTGCTTTGTCGCGGCGTTGGCGGTCTGTAAGCACCAGGTCCTCCTGCCGCTCGGACTCGTCCAGCTGCTGCTGCGCCTTGTTGAATTTCTCCACGTCCATCTTGAACCAATACAGCCGGTTCTCGAATGAGAAGTGAAATTCCTGGCGCTCTCGCCAGTCGTACATCAGCACGCCTTTTTCTGCGGCGCTGTCGGCCAGAAGCAGGCTGCCGTTATAACGGGCCTCGCGCAGGTCCCTGTCGATTTGATCTTGGCGCTTGTCGGGGTCGAGGAAGTGCCAGCGCTGGTGCAGGTCGTTCCAGTCGACCTTTCGCCCCTTCTGTGGAATCTGTGCCGCCTGGCAGGTGTAGCCAAGGTCGCGTGCCATAGCGGCATGCTTCCGAGTGTAGCGGTGGGCTCCAGGCTCGTTATCAAGCGCCCAGACCAGGCGAGGCAGCTTCTGGCCTGTGTCTCTGCGTTGCTGGGCCAGCGCTTTGAGTGATTCGAACGGAAATGCGCCCGAACTCATGGCAGACACGGCGTCGACGTTGTTGTGCACGAGTGCAATGGCGTCGAAGATGCCTTCGACGATCCACAGCTCATCCACCTCGGTCAGATCAACGCTAGGCGGGCACCACCAGTAACCGCGCGGCGATTGGCCTGGGGCGAATCGTGCCTTCTTCTTGCCGAAACGGTGAGGCTGATCGATCAGGCGCTCCCAGTACTCGCCGTGCTCCAGCTTGAAACGCACCGTGGCGCTACCGATCCCGAGAGGCCGGTCCCAGTAGTTATCCTGGCTGTACCACCCCTTGACCATGCCCAGGTCGAAGCCGCGAGCGTACTGCATATAGGCGTCAGCTGAGGCGCGCGGTGCATCCTGAGTTGTTGGGTAGCGCTTGCTGTAGTCATCGAACAGGTCGTCGTACAGTTCCTTGACGTGCCACTGATCGCCGCACTTACCCCGGCCGCACTTGATGAACCATGGCTCATCTTGGCGCGAGTAAAGTTCTGGCTTTCCGCAGGTTGGGCACTTGCCCTTGCGCATGTAATCGGTGTTTGCGATCGGCTTGAGGCCGTAGTCATCCTGCAGGCGGCGGAGCAGCTCCGCGCGCAGGCTGTGTTCCATGGGTTGGCGGTTCACTGCACACGCTCCCCAGTACATGCAAGTTTCTTCTTCAACTCGCGGCAGGTGCGGCCAATCCCGACCAGGTGAGGAACATCCCGAAGTACCTTGGGCCCGCGCTCGCCGCTTGGCACATGGCGATAACGGTCCGAGTGCCAGACCTCGGCCATGGTGGTGCTGTACTGGAAGTTGAGCCACTGCAGATACCGCTCGGCCTGCTGCTCGTCCAGCTCCAGCTGGATCGTGATTTTGGTCATGGTTGCCACCAATTGAATGCAGTTTCCCCTTACCCACGCAGGACGGGGCATCGGGAAGGGGTTTGTTCGGGAGTTACTTCAGATGTCGCGGTGTTGAAGCATGCGGCGCGGTAGGTAACGTGCCGGCACCTGGTAGCGGTGCTGTGTGATCGTGTCCAACAGGATCAGCTTTGGGCGGAAGATCCCGCTGGATGCGCACACACCAATCATCTGTAGGCGCTTGGTGGTTTTGCTTTCGAACTCAGCTACAGCCAGTTCGGCGATGCGTTGAACCAGGTGGGCTGGCACCTCCAGTGACTGCACCAAGTATGCGCTGCAGGTCTCCAGCACTTGGCGGTCACCAGATAGGTGCAGGCCTTCGCGGCGGAACAGGTAGGAAACCGCGGCACGTTGCATAGCGTCGCGGTAGTCGGTTTCGTGATTGACGGTCAGGGCGATGGCATTCATGCGATTACAGGCTCCATGTCCAACTGGTCGAGCAGATCGGGGTGGGTGTCACCGGAAGCAGACTTCATGGCTTGACGACGAACTGCGATGGGCGCTGCTGGCAGTCGAACAGAAGGGTTCGGCATACCGCTTGGGCTCATTTCGTGAGTCATTTCAAACTGAGCGCGGACCGACCAGCCACAGGCCTCGTTCACGCACTGTAGGTAGGCAATGCGCAGGAAAATGTGGGTGCCTTCGCTAGTGCGAATACGCATCTTGCTGTTGCAGTGGGGGCATACGAGCTTGTAAGCGCTGCTCACTTCGTTCCCCTTACATTTGCTGCGCTGTAAAGCTGGATGGTCGCGGCGACTTCAGCGGTGCGGGCGGCAAAATACCGGGTCAGGGCTTGGATGATTGCCATTGCTTCACACGCTTCAATGACACCGTCCTCGATCGATGCAGCTATGAGCTGGTCGATGTGCCCCAGCTTGGCGTCGGTCTTCAAAGAGCGACGGAACAGCTCTACGTTGTCCAAGTCCTCGGTTTTGGTCAGCGGCACAAACATGCCGCCATACAGCCGGGCAATGAACTCAGGTAAGTGAGTGGTATTGGCTACCTGCTCCAGTTGATGGATCTGGTCATAGCTAAGCGGGCGGCTGCCGGCGTTTTCATATACGCGGTTGTCGAACTGCTTCAGCTGAAATCCGAGGTGCGCTGCTGCGCACTCCCGTCCGCCTGGGTACGCGCATACAACGGCGCTGACAACCTGGCGTAGGGTCTCTAGAACGGTGTTCTTCATGTTCTGGTTTCTTCCTTGGGCCAGGATGGCTAGTTTTCTGTTTCGCCATCTTTGATCCCGAGCAGCACAGCTGCCCGGTGTGATTCGCCTCGGAGGCACTTCTTTTGCCCATTGAGGACGGCGTAGACGGTTGAAGGACTGAGCCCATGTTGCTCTGCCCATTCCTTCGCTGAGATTCCTTGCCGCGCAATTCGAGCGCGAGCCGCTTGGCACGCTTGCTCGGTGGGGTAGCTGTTGGGCATAGTCTCGGTTCGTGTGATTTCGTGTGGTTTCGTGTGATGCTGTGGCGATTATTTCCCTCGATTGAGGGAAAGTCAATTGCCTGTGGAGACATTTGTGGGAATTGGCGACCGTCTGAAAGAAGAACGTGAGCGGCTGGGGCTGAACCAGACGGATTTTGCTGCGCTTGCAGGGGCGTCGAAAAACACCCAGTACAACTACGAAAAGGGTGAGCGCAGCCCTGATTCGAACTACCTTGCGGCCGCAGCGGCGCAGGGCGTGGACGTTCTGTACGTGATTACCGGCGTAAGGGTACTGCCGCCGTCCTCCAGCTTCACGGCTGAGGAAACAGAGTTCGTGGAGATCCTACGATCGATTGACGAGCCAGACCGGGCGGTGCTGCAACGCACTGCGCGAGCTTTCGCGAAGGCGAACTCGCTCAAGTGACAAGCAGCTGATAGGGCTCTGCTGAAAGGACTGCTGTTGCCGGCCATGGGGGCCGGTCGAATGTCGAGGACGATGTATGGACGATTTGGTTGGGGTCTTGTGCCTCGGCGTGGGTGTGGCTACCTGGTGGTGGCTGGCGGGCCGAATGAAGAAGCGCGGTAGTGGTTGGCTGACTAGGCAGGTGGCTGGGAGTTTCGCTTGTTGCTTCATGGCGGTTGCCATTGCCGGAATAGCTGTATCTACAGGGATTGTAGAAAGTAAAACACCTAGCCAAGCCAATACTTCAGTCGTGGCTAAACGGGAAGTTGCGCCAGGGGCTTTTGACGTTAAATCTTTGCAGATGACCCCAATTGTTTATGCTGACCGGATTAATCCGTTGCTCGAACAGTTTGAGAAACCTTACCGAGTCGACCCAGCTGAGGTTTCAACTGGCGATGTGAACAATGTACTCAAGGCTGAATTAGGGCCTTTTGCTTCGCTGATTTTGACGGTTTCGAAGAATACGGGAGATATCGTCGATGTAATGCTGATAGGTGTTGGTGATGGATCGCCTTCGTCGGGGGTGGAAATCATGCTTATTGGGACCGCCGCGCTTGCCGCCGCTGCGCCGGAGGCCAACCACCGCGATATATTCAAAAAGCTGCCAGAAATGATGAAAGGAAGCAAAGAAACCTACGGACAGGTCAAGTTGACCATTAAGGCAACAGACCAAATGGGCACCTGGTTTATGGCTGCCCCTATTTAGTTCATAGGTGATTGGGAGGGTTCTTCAACTTGCCATCTGTTGTGTGCGGTGTCTTCGATGCCGCATATGTCTTATGGAAATGGAGTACCTATGATGGAAAGCCTTACCCAGTTGGAACGCCTCTTTATCGAATTGCTCCGCGGCTTGGATGAGCAGCGGCGACAAGATTTGATGAGGGTATTGGAGGTGCTTCGAAAGTCCTCTGAGTAAGGAGCTATGGTGGGGCTTGGTTGACAAGCCCCCTTCAAAAGGAGAGGTTATGGAAGGTATTTGGCAAGACGACCATATGGATAGGAAGCCAAGTGCTGACTTCCTAACTAAATATATTTTAAGTAACGCGCACGTCAAAGTTCTTAATGTTAACTCGCCTTGGGGTACTGGCAAGTCTTTTTTCTTGGAGCGTTGGGCTGCTACGCTTTCTGAGAAGCATGTTTGCGTGCGCTTCAATGCGTGGGAGACTGATTATTCTGCCGAACCACTAGTGGCGTTGATTGCTTGCATTGAAGATCAGTTGCGTGATCCTGTTGATATAACTTCTACGAAAGTCGGTCAGGGTGTAGTTAATGCTGGATCACTTTTGGTTCAAAAGGCCGGTCCTCTGATTTTAAAAGGCCTCTTCAAAAAGTTCAGCGGCGTTGAGCTAAATGATCTATTTGGTGAGGGCGCTGATGACGCTACGGGAAGTGTGGTTGAATCTCTGATTAAAGATCAGATGGAAACGAAGCAGAACGTAAAAGAATTCAAGGTGGAAGTTTCAAGAAGGCTGTCCCAAGCAGCTGAGAATCTCGGTCTGGAAGCGCCCGCTTTCATATTTATCGATGAACTTGATCGCTGTAGGCCCACGTACGCGATCGAACTGCTGGAACGCATTAAGCATTTCTTCGAGTTGGAAGATTGTAGGTTTATTATTGCTTCCGACTCTGTGCAGCTTGCGCATTCGATCCGGGCTGTATACGGACAAGGGTTCCACTCGGAACGTTACTTGAATCGTTTCTTTGATGCCGAATTTAGGTTGGATAACGAAAATATTTTCCCATTGGTTCAAGGCATGCTTCCGCCCGTTCGTTCGATGTCGTTGAACTTAAATGTGACAGGTCATGTAGATAATTTCTACTATCAGTCGGCACGGGGGCGGGGGCAAGACATAATTTATCCAGATCGTTATACGGTAACTTGCGATCTTGAGGGTTACAATGAAAATCAACTGATTGTTGTGGCGTTGGCTAAATGCTTCGATGTTGGTTTGCGTGAGATCAATAACTATATTCAGCAAATTAAGGCTGCGGCTGATACAATTGGGGGGAAGGTTAATTTCTTTTGGTTGGCATTTCTTGTTTTTTACAAAAATTCTAAAGATGAGACGTATCTTAATTTCTTCAGTGCTAGAGGTCTTGAAGATTTGCAGAAATCCTTCGATCACAGGCTTGTAAATACTAAGTTTACATTCTCGAATTGTTTAGAAAGTGTTTTTGATCTGGTGTCGTTCTATCATTCTATGGTGATGTCAAATGAGCGTGACTTTCAGTCCTTTGGACAAAATCTAGAAGGATGGCGCTCAATTGTCTTTTATGGCAATTGTAATGGTGATGGGCCAGATCGACTACGCAGCTACAGGAAGGTTGTAGACTTGGCCCATCGCTTGAATTAAGAGTTTTCTAAAAGGGTAGTTAACTGGAACTACCCTGCATTTTCTTCCATGCTTGATAAGCTACTTTCTGAGCGGCTTCCTTGTTTACGTAAACCTGCTTGATCCGCTTCGGCCTGGTGGCATCGCCAGCTGTCACCGAAGCCTCTTTGCCGGTGGCTTTGTCGCGATAAAACGCCACCACCCCAGTGTAAGCCCTACCTTTTTCCTCCTCGTACAGCTCATCAACTGCGTCCTCTGGCAGCTTGCTTTCCAATTCAAGGCTGGTGGTGTAGCCATTGTCTGCCGTGAGGCTGTGCTGAACGTTTCCCCCGTACCAGACGATTCCGCCGATCTCATTTTTGACGCCTAGCAGGCTGTAGGTCAGCTCGGGGATAAGGTCTGCACGACCTTTGGCCAAGGTGTAACTGAGGGTCGCGCTCCCTCGCTGCAGTCGGTTGAGTTCTGAGCGCGCTGCACGCAGGGCGGAGTCACGATCGCTGTAGGTGTGGCGCAACTCCTTGACCTTCTCGCCGCCGCCGGCAATCGCTTCCTGCTTTTTGGTGCTGCCGACGTCGTAGTAGTAGGCCATCACTGAGTCGTAGCTATCCCGATCGGCCTGCAGGAAGCGGTGGCCATCACCATCCGATCTGGTCAGCGTAATGTGTGGCAAAGCTGCGCCACTGGCAGTCTTTCCTCCGCCGGCAGGCAGGCAGATTAGACAGCCGGCTTTCACACTGATTACGGCGTCGTGCAGCTGACCCAGGCGCGTGAGCATGTTGGCGTCGGATTGATTGGCTTGGTCGAGGTGCTTCACTGCGCGTGCTGAAATTTCTGCCGCAATCTTGGGGGTGAGCCCGTAAGCGCTGGCGATCTCGGTGAGGACTGCGCCCAGAGTGACCTCGCTCCAACTGCGCTCACGTTTGGTTTTCAACGACCCACGCAGGTCTGCAGATCGAGCCCGGATGCTGAGGATGTCGGGGGTGCCGCTGTGCTCGGTTTCGTCGACCGTGTAGGAGCCTTTATCGACAAGTCCTGTGTCGCTCCAGCCCAGCCACAGCCTCATTACGGCGCCCTTCGGGGGAATCTCCAGCAGGCCGTCGTGGTCGCTGAGGGTGATGCTCAACTGATCAGCCTCCAGCCCGCGGTTGTCGGTGAGTTCAAGTGACATCAGCCTTGGACTGATGAGCCTGGCGATGTCCTTACCATCGACGGTCAAGCGGAATGCAGGTACGCCGTAGGCGCTGTCACGCTGCAGTCCCTGCATCGCATCGGTTAGGTACCCGGTCAGTTGGTCCAGTCCGGTCACAGCAGCGCCCTCAGAATATTGGATGACGTCGCGACAACAGCCCCCATCAGGTCGACTCGGCCGTCATCGACCCTTTTAAGCGTCAGGCTGAACTCGATGCGGCGTGCGGTGCCGTCCTGGAAGAACACGGACCGTGTTTCGCTGAGGCTCTCGATTACAAACAACCCGTAGACCCTGCCGGTGCCCTCGACCAGTGCCCAGGCTTTGCCGGTGTTCGCCATGGCTCGGATCTCGTCAAGGCTCATCATCGAGCCGGCCAGCTCGGGAAGCAGCACGCCAGGGAGCGTGATGTCGTCGGCCCCGCGGCCGAGAAACTGCAGCGCAGGTTGTGCGCCGATGCGTGAGTTCGCGGCATGGCGCCAGTCGGTTTGGCGCTGCAGTTGCTGATACGCCAGGGTAGGCAGGCTGAAAATGAACATGCCCAGGGCAAGCATCATGTGGTTTTACTCCAGGTCGGTCAGACTGCTGCGCTGACGCGCAGATTTCGATCGCTCCCGTCGATCCAGCTCGGCGCTGACTGCCCGCGCAATGGCTTGAGCATCCATTCCAGGACTAGTCGGAATCGAGATGTGATAGACGTCGTGGCTGTCATATGTGACGGGTGGCGCCGCCGCGATCGGCGGCCGGCGATCCACGGTCACCGTAACCGGGACGATTGACTGCGGATCAGCACTCGCAGCCTGCACCGGCGGGATTCTCGGTATTACTGGGCGCGCATCAACGTCGCCGGCGTGAGCCAGTTGCAACGTAACGGCGGTCAACGCGCCGACCAGTGACTTGGTACCAACCGTCAGGCCCACGGCAAGGTTGGCCGATAATCCTGGCATCGGGTCGTGATTGGACGGCTGCACCGCACTGGTTGGTTGAGGGGCCGGCAGTAGCGGCGCCTCCCGGCTCGGGGCCGGCCACAGATTTCGCGGCATAAGGGCGTCGGTCAGCGCGCGCAGGCCATCAGCAAAGCTGAAACCGGCATTTTTGGCATCCCCAGCCTCGCTTGCAGCCTGTACCTGTGCCACCGGTGTTTGCTGGGCTACCGGCTTGGCCTCGATGCCGCGCGTTTTGTTCAACATACGGCTCAAAGCGGTCAGGCCGGTGTCCTGGGGGCCGGCGATTGTAGGCGCCTGGTACACAATGGCTTTGGGCGCGTCTTGTGAGCCTACGCCTGTGTATTGCTCGGTCACCAACTGATGCGGTGCTTCTGGCCTGGCAGTGTCCAGACCTCGAACGAGCGTGCGTCCTATTGTGGTGAGCGCGGTGATCATCCAGCTCGGTTCGGTCTCCTGAGTTGGGCCACGGGGGCCAGGCTCGATCGGTGACGCTCCCACAGCGATGGGCTGACTCACGGGAGGTTTCGGCACCACTGGTGTGTCCTGGTTACCCGTGGCAAGGACGCGATTGATGCCGTTTAGAGCGGCGATCAACTCATTCGGGGCGGGCGCAGGGCCATTAACAGGCTCACCTGGAGCAGTCGGCGAGGCTGCCATCACCAGTGGGCGGGAGACTGGCGGCCGCAGCAATTGTTTTCCATGATCATCCTGGGCAAGGGTACGGCTCATACCAGTCAGCGCTTCAATCAGTGGGGCCGTATCGGCCCGCGATGCTGGGGCGCCCGCTGTAGATGTAACAATTGGAGCCTCGACCGATAGCGGCAAGGGCACGGCAGGTCGCGGCACTTGCGCCTGGGCTTCGATCGCCGGGGCCTGCGCCACCTTGGTGCTCTTGAGTGCTTCGTAAAGTGAATCAGTACCGGCGGTCAGCCCTTGCGGAATCGCTGCAAACTGATTCGGCGAACCGGCACCAGCCAGCGGGGGCTGCACGCGAGGAAGCTCCTGGGCGGTTGGGTTGACGCTGTCCACCTGGAGCGCCGTCAGCTCAAACGAACCAGCCTCACGCAGCTGCTGCCCCATCTTCGCGACCGCGTCGATAGGTTGCTGGGCACCGTTGCTCAGGCCTTGGGCGAGCCCTTCGGTGGTGAAGCCACCCAGTTCAGCAAATACCCGGGAAGGGCTGTGTATCCCGAGCTTTTCCTTGAACCAGCCGATGGCCGAGCTACCGATGCTGGAAACCGCATCCTTCACCGCGCCCAGCCCTGCCGTCAGTCCGTTGACCAGGCCGTTGACGATCATGCCGCCGAACTCGGTGAAGCGTGACGGCAGGTCGATGCCCAGGTAACTCAGCACCCCGGCGAAGGCCTGGTAGATCAGTCCGATCGGGCTGAAGTTGGCCAGGACCGTGAGAATCCCGGCAACTCCACCGCTGAAGCCGGCTTTGATCTCAGCCCAAGCAGTCGAGAAGTAGGCCTTCACCTGGTCCCAGTTCTGGAAGAGCAGGTAACCGGCCCCGGCAATAGCTGCAACAGCAGCTGCGATCGCCAGGGTTGCAGGGTTGGCGGCAAGCCCCCACAAGGCAATGGACACGCCCCGGATGGCGGTCAGCAGTGCGCCAGACAGCACGCCAATCAGCTTGCCCACTCCCGGCAGGATGGCGCCGCCTTTGATGGCGAACATGGCCATGCCGTATCTGGCCAGCGCAAACGGGCCGAGAAGGCTCGCCATGGCTATGGTCAAGGCGCCCATGCCAGTGACCAGAACGGCCACGGCTGCCGCGCCTTTGGCCAGGCTGGCTGCAAGCTGTGGGTTCGCCTCGATCCAA